CTTAACCTAGTGGAGACTAGACAAGGCGCGCACATTATCCTTGAACAAAATAATCGTAGTATTTTAAAGGATAAGTTTTCTGCGCTAATCTATGGTCTTTATTATTGTAAACTAGAAGAAGATAGGAATGCCCGCAAAAAGACTAGAAATATTGAAGATTTTATGTTTTTTAATTAGTGGACAAAAAGTAATTATTAACCACTTAGAAAAATTATACTATATAGATAAAATTTTTTAGGGCAGAAGTGAATAATCCTCTGCCCTAAATTTTTAGTACTATATAGGAAGTGAGAAGACTATGTTATCTTCTAATTTAGAAATTAAGATTCATCTAATCCTAGAGTCTCTTGGTATTAATTTTAAAGAGGAATATGAATTTGATGACTTAATTAGTTCTAGTGGAAGGAAACTTAGATTTGATTTTGCTATTTTTGATGACAATAATAATCTAGTTTGTCTAATTGAAGCTCAAGGAAGACAACATTATCAATCTGTCAAAGCCTTTGGGGGCAATAAAGGATTACACCGACAGCAGTATAATGATAATATGAAGAGACAATATTGTTTGAAGAATAGAATTAAATTAGTTTCTATTCCATATTATGATGAAAATAAATTAAGTAAAGATTATCTACTTAGGGTAATCAATGGATATTAACAAACCATAGGAGGTGAAATATTGGCTATATTAAAGGATAAATCTCAAAGAGATTTTAGGCTAACCAATTCTACACCGTCCTTAGATTTTAATCAAATTAAAGTTGGAAAAGAGAAATTGTCTAATGATGTTTTTCTAAATACAGATTATTATAAAAAGAAAGATTATAAATTTAGACAAGAAGATATTGAACGCGCTATTGTAAATAACAATTATAAAACAATGCGGGAAATTTCTAATCTCTTTTTTAATAGAAGTGGTATCTATTCCCGCCTATGTAGATACATGGCAGGAATTTATAGATATGATTTATTTACAACACCAATTGTCTATGACAGTAAGATTAAAAATGAAAAAGTTGTAGAGGGTTGGTACAAAGCTTGCAACCTCTTGGAACAATGTAATTTGAAACGCAACTTTGCGAAAATTGCACTAAAGGTTGTTAAGAATGGTTGTTACTATGGTTATAGAGTTGACCAGAAAACAGCCAGTTATCTCCAGGAACTCCCAGCTGACTATTGCCGCAGTCGTTATGACGTTAATGGTAAATATGCTGTTGAGTTTAATATAAAGTATTTTGAAAATTCTTTTAAGGACATTGACTATAGAATTAGAGTATTAAAAATGTTCCCTAAAGAATTTCAAAAGGCTTACATCTCCTACAAAAATGGAACTCTTGTAAAAGATTTTGCGGGAGATGAAAAAGGTTGGTTCCTCTTAGACCCTGAATATGCGGTGAAATTTAATTTGAATAATAGTGACGCGCCACTATTCTTTTCTGTTATTCCCGCGATTCTTGATTTGGAGGACGCTCAAGAATTAGATAAAAGAAAGATGGAGCAACAACTTCTTAGAATTATTGTTCAAAAAATGCCAATTGACAAAAATGGTGATTTGATTTTTGATGTTCAAGAAGCTAATGCCCTCCACCGCAACGCGGTCAATATGTTAAGTAAAAGTATTGGTGTTGATGTACTAACTACTTTTGCGGACGTTGATAGTATTGACTTATCTGATAAAAGTAATGTTTCTTCTGTTGACCAGCTAGAAAAGGTTGAACGCACGGTTTATAATGAATCTGGCGTTGCTGGAATGTTGTTCAATACAGATGGTAACATTGCTCTTGAGAAATCAATCGCAAATGACGAAGCTATTATGGTAGATTTGTTATATCAATTTGAAGAATATGCTCAATCATTGTTAAAGCCCTTTAATAAGAATCCTAAGAGATTGCGGTACAAAGTTCAAATACTTCCTACCACAATTTATAATTACAAAGATTTAGCGAGTACTTATAAAGAGCACACAATGCTTGGTTATTCTAAGTTGTTGCCGCAAGTTGCTTTAGGTCAGTTCCAGACCACTGTTATTGCGTCAGCTTACTTTGAGAACGATATAATGAATCTTAATGACCTGTTCATAGCTCCGCAAATGTCATCAACCATTAGTTCTAGCGACAAGGACTCTAGCTCTACTGGCTCTGGTGACAAAGGTGGCCGCCCTGAGAAAGATGATTCTGAAAAGGCAGAAAAAACTATTCAGAATATTGAAAGCGGTGCCTAAATTATGGAAAATAAATTCTTAGCTTTGAGGGAAGGAGGTAGAAAAGAATAAATGGCTTTGAAGAATAAATCAGAAATTTCTGTAATCAATTCTCCTGAATTTATTAATCTCCAACCCTTAGATGTTAATCCTTTAATGTCTAAATGTCAAATTAAAGTATTTTATCTAGGTCAAAACCGCAATGGCTCTTATATTAATAGAGAAACGGCTGATGAAATGGCTAAAACATTGCGGGGTGTACCTATCGTTGCCTCTTGGTATGAAGATAAAGAGGATTATGGTGACCACGGGCATGTGTTACATATTGAAAATAATGAAGTATCATTCTCTACTGTAACTGTACCTTATGGTTTTGTAAGTCCAGATGCGGAAGTTTGGTATCAACAGTATACTGACACAGATGAATTTGGCAATAGCGTTGAGCGCACCTATCTTTGTACTACTGGTTATCTTTGGACTAGCCAATATGAAGAGCTAACCAAAGTAATTACAGAAGGCCAACCCCAGTCTATGGAGTTAGATGAAAGCACTTTAGATGGATATTGGGCACAAGATAGTAATTCAGGTATAGAATTTTTTATTATCAATGATGCAACATTTAGTAAATTATGTATTTTAGGCGATAATGTTGAACCTTGCTTTGAAGGTTCTTCTGTAGAGCCTGTAACATACTCTCTAAATGACACTGCATTTACTAATACATTGTTCTCTATGATGAACGATTTGAAAGATGCTTTACAATACAAAGGAGGGTCGGATATGCCTAATGAAGTAGAAGAAGCAGTAGAAGAAACTGTTGATTTTACTGAGCAAGAAATTGCGGGCGATACTGACATTGAAACACCTGCTGAGGACTTTGCCGCAGACGAAGAAGCTTCTGAAGAAACAGAAGAAGACTTTGCCGCAAAGGAAGAAGCTTCTGAAGAAGATGAAGAGAAAAAGGACGAAGAGTCTGAATCTGAAGATGAAGAAGAAAAACCAGCAGCAGAGCACTCTTTAGAAGATTATGAAGCACTTGTTGCGGAAAATCTCTCTCTTAAAGAGGAAGTTGAATCACTTCGTGAATTCAAGTTAGGCATTGAAAATGCTCAAAAAGATGCTCTAATCAATAAGTATCATATGCTTAGCGATGAAGATAAAGCAGATGTTATCGCTCATAAGAGTGAATATTCAATTGAAGAAATTGAATCTAAACTTGCTTTGATTTATGTACAAAGAAATGTAGACTTTGAAACCCTAACAGGTGAATCTGAAGAACCATCTGAAGACGTTTCTGTTACATTTTCACTAGATGAAGAAGTCGCGGGGAATGCTGTACCTAGTTGGGTAGAAGCACTCCGTCATACAAAAGAATAGACAAACTTGAAGGAGGAAATAGCTCGTGGCTATTACTATTAAAAAGGACGGTTACGCCCAGGTAGAGCCAAATCATGTCTCTGCTCCACGCGATGGCCGTGTTTATGCGCAGCTACCTGCCGCGGACGATATTGAGGTCCTAGAGCAAGGTACTTTTGTTAAATATGATTATGCTAAGGGTGAAGTAAACTTTACAGGTGCAGGCCCTTGGTTTATGGTTTACAATGAAGAGAAGCTCTATGATGAGCGTTATCAGATGCATAAACATTTTGCAATGAAGAAAGAAGAAGCACAAGGTGGCATTATGACCCCTCGTGTTTTTGGTATCGTTGCAGGTGACATCTTTACTACTAATGCTGTAGTTGAAGGTGAGTATGAACTTGGTGACCAGGTAGCTCCAGGTGCTGATGGTATTCTTGCACCTCTTGGTGAAGGTGCTGAAGCTGACCTTGTATTTGAGGTTTGCAAACTCTACACCATGCCAGATGGTCAGCCAGGTATTAAACTACGTTGCATTCAGGCTCGATAATCGAAGGAGGGGAATAGTTAATGGATTACAAAAATTTACGTGCTCTAGCTTCTGCGGCTGTTAAGGCCGAGAAGGGTGCTGCTGTTGCTTACTCCTTTGGTGAAGAGAAGTTTTCTACAGCAGAAGTTAATAAAGCTCTTTTTACAGAGTTGAATAAACTTTGCGGTGATTATCGCGATTACCGTGAAAATAAAAATCTAGTTTTCCGTCTTATTGAGGAAACTATTGATGAAGTTCTTCCTACCAAGGTTGAAGAACAATACATGCAGTTCGCTGAAACCAAGAACATTGCTCAGGGTGACAAGGCTGTATTCAAGAAAAAGATTACAGAAGCTTCTCGCAAACGTGCAAAGACTTTCGTTACACGCGTTGGTCTAGCAGGTCGCTATGAAGTATTCAAGCTTGATGGCCAGACCCTTGAAGTATTCCCAACAGCTATTGGTGGCGCAGCCCGCATTGAGTTTGAGGAACTTCTTGATGGCCGTTGGCAATTCTCTGAATTTGTTGACGTAATTCTCGAAGGCGTTGATGAATTTATTTACAAAGAGATTGCTAAGGCTCTTGAGGCTGTAGTTGATTCTCTCCCAGAACCTAACAAGGCAGAGGTTGCTGGCTTTGATGAAGATACTATGGACGAACTTCTTGCAATTGCGGACTCTTATGCAAAATCTGCAATTTATTGCACCTATGAGTTTGCGGCTAAGATGATTCCTGCTGAAGGTTGGGTATCCAATGAAATGAAGAATGCCCACTGGACACAGGGCTATCTTGGTGATTACAAAGGTCACCAGGTAGTTGTTCTTCCGCAGTCTGTAGAAGACGAAACAAATACTACTAAGGTTATTGACCCAGCTCAGGCTTACATTATCCCTACTGGTACTGATAAACCTGTTAAGCTAGTATTTGAAGGCCAGATGCAGATGCGTGAAGTTGAAAACAACGATGACTGGTCACGCGACATTCAATTCTATCAGAAGTTCGGTGTTGGTGTATTCACCAATAACTGGATGTGCTCTTATCGTAACACTAACCTCAAGAAAGAGACCCGTCACACTGCTTGAGAAAATCCAGTGCCACCAACTTTAGACCCAACTCCA